ATGAATTTTCTTTAAATCCTGAATACTGGCAATTACATTATTATAACAAAGGTGATGTACATTATAAGTATTATGGAGAACAAAATTTTGTTAATTGGAAATTAGAAGAACACAATTGTAAAATCAGTAAATTGCCTGCTAAATGGATAGCTAAATATGCTGATACAACTAGAGAAAATATAATACTTAACAAAATGTATTCTAAAAAATTTAATACCGACTTTATGATATTAGATGATATTAATGAAAATATTAAAATAGTACATTTTTTAGGAATTGGTAAAGATATACATAATCACAACGACAGTTTTATAGAAAGGTGTTGGAAATAATGATAGAAAAAAAACAAAATGACTATAGATTAAAAGGAATGACAGCTGTGACACAAAGTAGTCCAGGTAATGTTGACACCTCAGATTGGTTTACAAATATATCAAAAGAAGCTGAAGAACTAAAAAAAGATCCAAATTCTATAATGAATAGAGCTAAAAATAAAGAAAATTGGTTCTGTGTACATCCTTTTGCTGAAGCCTTTATAGAACTAGATGGTGTTTTTAAACCTTGTTGTTTAGCTAAAAAAGGTAATAAAGAAAATCAATTAAATATAGCTACCACATCAATTAAATCTTGGATGGAAGATAGTACAGCTATGAACGGAATTAGACGAGAAATGTTAGATCCATCAAAAGGTAATAAAAAAATAAATGAATATTGTATAAGATGTATAAAAGATGAAAAGAGATATGGAAAATCCAGAAGAACACACCATATGTGGAAAGAATCTAATAGTCCAGATCGTTGGGATTTAATCGAAAAAAGTGCTAGAATGTTTGAAAAGAGTGGTATGTGGACTTTTGATCAACGAATAGTACAGGTTCAATTAAAATCATTTGGCATTGAATGTAATTTGGATTGCCATATGTGTAACCACGACAGCTCTAGTATGCGTATTGATATGATGAACAAACATAAAGTATATAGTGAAAAGCTTTTTGGACCGATGGAAAAAACACTAAGAAAAATTAAAGCAGTTGAAGATAATTTAAATAGAATTAGTAAAAAAGATGTTATACAAGAAATTTTAAAACTGTGTCCGTACTTAAATAGTATAAAAATTATAGGCGGAGAACCTTTAATAATGAAACAATATTATGAATTACTAGACGCTATAATTGAAAGTGGTCATGCTAAAGACATTTACATTAAATACCAAACTAACCTTACTACATTAACATCAGGTAAACATAAATTTGTAAATTATATCCCTCACTTTAGACAAATATCTTTTACTGCTTCAATTGACGGTGTAGGAAAATATGCTGAATATCTGAGAAGAAGATGTAATTGGAAAGAAATGGAAGATAATATAAAATTATTAAATCAACCAGAATATAAAGATAAGGCATTTATAGATGTTAATTCAGTAGTTACTTGTTTTAGTGTGTTGCGTTTTTATGATGTTATTGAATATTGTAAAAATAATCCAGGCATACGTTCTGCTGGTTGGTTAATGATAGAATGGCCTAAACCATTGAGAGTCAACAATTTACCTAAAAAACTAAAAGATGAATTGATACCAAAATATGAAAAATGGCCAGATATTCAAGCTGCACTTAAAATGCCAGAAGAACCTGACAATGATTTTCAGGACACATTAAACTATATGTTAAAACAAGACAAAGCATATAAAGGAACTAAATGGGAAAATAATTTATTTGATATATTCCCAGAATTAAAAGAGTTTTATATTGAAAAATAATGAGAATAATTTGTTGTAGATTTGGTAATAAATTCACCCAATGGCACGTTGATAACTTAAAATATATGATAGATGAATACTCTGGTCTAAAATATGATAGTTTTGAAGTTATTGAAGATGACCTATATGGTAATTGGTTTAACAAGTTTCAAATGTATGATAGATTTAGAGATAATGAAAATCTATATTTTGATTTAGACCTAGTTATCTATAACAAATTACCAAACCTTATAAGAAAAAATTTTACATTATTAGATGATACTTGGTGGAGAGAGCCTGCTCACACGCCACTTAATTCATCAGTTGTTTCTTGGACAGGAGATGTATCACATATATGGAAAAAATTTAAAGAAAAAGATATTTATTATATTAACACCTATACTAGAGGAAGTGATGAATGGTATTTTAAAAATATAAAATATGAAACATATGACAAGATTTGTCCCTCTATAAAAGATTATATTTACAATAAGCCATCAGAATATAGTATATGTACACTTGGACAAATGCACCATTTACAAGAAAAAGGATGGACTGGTTGGTACAGTAATTATTTTTTATCAACTAGGAACTAAACCTTTTCGATCCATATCTATATCCTGGATTTTTTTTACAATATCTACTTCAAAACAATTATATTGTTTAATTTTATTATATAAAATTGTAAAAGCCGCAATATTTTTGTGAAAATCATTTACACCGTTATGTTCATATTCAGCACACATTGGTAAATATATTTTAGTCTTATATCCAGATTTAACCCAATGATAAGCTCCAAGTGTACTATTACGAAAAACACATCCTGATGTATTCGTGCCTCCTATAACAATTTGTGTATCAGATTGGTTTAAATCAAATCCAATTGACCCTTTTAAATATTGTTTTAAAAATGGTATATCATACTCAGCCATCATATCTCTTACAGGAGGTAATGCCCATTTAAAACCCTTCTTTGTAGCCATTCTATGGAGTTCACTTAATTTACCATCTCGTTTATCTGGATGTTTTGAAAATATAGCACATCTATTCAGATCAATATTCCAGTGCTCATTAATTATTTCAGATAAAAAACTATATCTTAAATTATTAGTAAAAGGATCAGTTGCTAAAATAGGATGACCATAGAAGTCTATTAAAATAATTAATGTTTTCATTATAATTAATAATGTATTATTTACTAGAAATAATTGCTAATGCTGAATTAATCGCATCTAATTTAGTTTTAGATTGTCTTAATTGTTTTTTAGCTTCATCATTTTTTGAGCTAGATATAGCATCCATTTCAAAAAATGCTAACTTCAAAGCAAAAATATGATCTACATTTTCAATATCAGTAAATAAAGCATTTAAAATTGTAGGATAAAATTTTGTATCAAGTTTATCTTTATCAAGTACAAGACCTTCTTTTTGAGCAATTCTCATAACCTGATCTTCAAATCCTTTTCTTTCTTGTGTTCGTTTTTGATATGTAGATTCGTGTAGTTGATCTAAACTCATAAACTTTGATAAAGCTTTGTATTGTGAACCATTTTCTTCATATGGAATAATTGTTGTAAATACAGATTTCTTATCAGGTGTTGTAGTTTGTACTTCGATATTCTGTCTGGCGTTATCAATGAAATAAGCAGTTATAAAATTATCTTTTAAATATTCTTCAGTTATCATTTCGATTCTCCTTTATGTAATTATATAAGTCAATTTTTGGTGACCATCCAATTGTATTTAGTAGGGTATTATCAGCAAGGTTATCTAATCGTTCAAACGCATTTCCCACAACACGTTTACAATCAATTTTAAAATAATCAACCAACTCTATAAGGTTGTTTGTTTTTCCTGAACCTATGTCTGTAATACCCTTTAAGTTTGATTTAATCAAACTGTCTATCGCTCTCACTAAATCATCAACGTGTATAAAATCTCTACTATGATTTGTGTTAATATAAGGAACATCATTTCTTAATATTCTTGGTATTAACATTGTATCTCTAGCGTTAGGACCATACACGGTTGTAAATCTCATACCAACACTATTTTCTGGAGCAATTTGCTCAAGACTATATTTACTCATAGCATATGGATTTTTCCAAGGCTCGTGTGCTGTTGATGAACTTGCGTATAAGATTCTTGTGTCTTTGAAATAATCAAAAAGTCTTTGACCTGCGATTACATTTTGTTCCCAATATTCTGTAGGTCTGTCTAAACTATCTCGTACACCAGAAAGGCCAGCAAGATGTATAACTAAATCTACGTTATATTTTAAGTCGCAAGTAAGCAGATCATTGCCTGTTTGTTTATCCAGACAAATTACTTTGTGATTAATTTTTAAAAAGTTGAATAGATGTTGGCCTATAAAGCCTTCACTACCAGTTAATAATATATTCATAATTCATAATATAGTTTTTAAATCTATTTATTAAGATTTAATAATTCGTAAATAATATGTGTTAGCTGTTACTGCTGTACCATCAGGAAACTCTTGTGCTCTATAGTCATCAGCGTTTACAAAAAGTGTTTGATAATTACCAGAACCATTTAAAATAGTATCTGCAATACCAGAACCTCTTGTGTTACCTGTTGCTGTAGTTCCTAAAGTGTAACTTAAAGCGTATCCATCACTTGATGAAGCAGCTGTATATCTAACCCATTCTCCTATCAACGAATCAAACGCAGCCGTTGTATATTCTTTAATGTTGTTAGAAGCGTCTAAGAAATAAGGTTCAGTATATGTACCACTTACGCCATCAATTCTATGTAAGTAATAGTTTGTAACTGTTGTTGGTTGATCAAGTGTTTCAGGAATACCACCAGCAGTATATAAAGATGTATCTGCTCTTGTATCTGAGAAGATTGGTGTTGAAGCACCAGACACTTCAGTTGAACCTGCAACAGAAGCTGAAGTTGAAATATGATATGTTCCAGCTTGTGCTGATGTTACTGAACCAGAAGCTAATAAGTCAATTGCAGGATGTAAAAATGTATCTTTTACATCTTGTAAATTCATCGCTTGAATTTGACCACTTGTGTTATAATACACAGGCCAAGTTTTACCAGTATCAGCTGTTGGTGTTATTGAAGCATTAGCTGAACTAATTTTGTCGTATGTTATTGTAACTGTACTTGGTTCTGCTGTTGTGGCTTCACTTGGGAATGATGTTGTACTTGTTGAATATGATCCCGCTTGCTTTCTTGTATCTGTTATACTACCGATATTACCACCAGAAGCAACAACAGACAAAGCAACACTAGGGTTTAATGAATATTGATAGACGGTTCTTGCTACGATTTCATCAACCATAGTAGTGTCCATCTCACGTAGATTTCCGCTAACTACGTATAAAGGTTTTCTTACTGCCATAATTTCTCCATTTTTTTACATTGGTACCACTTCATTTCAGTAAGTACCTCTTTAATTATATTTATATTTATACAAACTTTAACTTAAGCACCAGCACCGTATAAAGTCTTAACTACAGCTCCTGTAGAGTTTAAAATCTGCAAAGTTACTACACTTTTTAGTTGATCCTGCCCAATAGCATCATCTGCCATATTTATTTCACCTATTGTGTCAGAAGCTATCATTGAACCAGTAATAACAGAGCTACTTCCTGTAGTAATAATAGTTCCAGTTTCATCTGGAATAGTAATTGTTCTATCTGCTGTGGGATCAACTACGGTTACTGTGGTCTCAAAGTCATTATTCGTAGCGCCTTCAAAAATTAAATTATAACTTGCGTTTAAGTTTATGTTTGAACCAAACCTTACAGTTCCAGTTGTGTTAGAAATATTTGTTGCTGCTACATTAGGATTAATTAATGTTGAACCTGCTTGAATTGTGCCTGCAGCTGTAACATTGTCATTTATTGTAATTGTATCACTATCACTTGAAGCAATTGTATTTCCAGCTACTGTTATAGTTCCTAAAGTGTGTGTACCAGTTCCCTGTGCTGTAAATTCTCCTGTTATGGTAACATCATTAGGTAATGAAAATGTAACTGTATCTGTAGCTGAAACTGTAGCTGTAACTTGATTAGCTGTACTTGCA